CGAGGTCACGGGCCGCAACCCGTTCTTCAACTACTGCGCCCACGACGGCAACTCCTCGGTCGAGGATGCCGATCGGCTGCGCGCCCTGTTCGATCCGCATGTCTGGAACGCGACCATCTCCGTGGTCTGCGAGCGCTCCGAAGGCATGCCGGCGACCAACGAGCACCAGCGTTCGCTGGCTTCGGACTTCAGCATCAAGATGGTCGAGCGCGGCTTCGATGTCCGCGTGTTCGATCCGGCCGGCCAGGACACGATCGGCGGCGGCTGCGGTCAACTCTGGTTCGTTCAGAAATGGATGCAGGACCACCCCGATCTCGCTCACCCGAGCATCGGTCGTGGCCTGCCAGTTGTCCACGCTCCGACTGCGCATGCCGCGTAGCCCGGAGGTCACCGACGCCTACCTCAAATTCCAGGCGGCGAGACGGGTCCACGAGGCATGTCTCTGCCGGCTGGAGGCGTCCTTCATCGTCGGCTCCGCTGAACAAGTGGAGCTGTCGATCTCCGCACTCCTGGACTCGTCGCAGACGCTTGCCGATCGGCTGCGAGACCAGGTGTTCGCCCAGCTCCGTGACGAGGGGATCGATCCGATCACCCGGAGGCCAATGTGAGAGAGATCATCATCGACACCGAAACCACGGGCCTTGAGCGCAAGCTCGATCGCATCGTGGAAATCGGCTGCGTCGAGATCAACAACCTGCTGCCAACGGGCAAGACGTTCCACAAATACGTCAACCCGTTGCACCCGGTTCACAGGGATGCGTTCGCCGTCCACGGGCTCAGCAATGAGTTCCTGAAGACGAAGCCGACGTTCAGACGGGTCGTCAACCAGTTCCTCACCTTCATCGGTGATGCGCGGTTGGTGGCGCACAACGCACCCTTCGATCTCGGGATGATCAACGACGAACTGGATCGGCTCGATATGCAGCCGCTCCAGAACGAAATCGTCGACACGCTGGAGATGGCGAAGACGAAGCGTCCGGGCAAGCGAGCAACGCTCGATGCTCTGTGCTCCGCCTTCAACGTCGACACCAGCAAGCGAGACCTGCACGGCGCCCTGCTCGACGCGCAGCTGCTGAGCGAAGTCTACGTCGAACTGCGCGGCGGCCGACAGTACGGCCTCTCGCTGCTCGGCGAGGACGGTAACCCCGCCCACACCATCGACAACCTGCCGGCTGCGAGACAGCGACCGGTGCCACTGCCGCCGCGGCTCACCGATGAGGAGCGAGCCGCACACGCCGTCTTCGTCCAGACCCTGGGCGGAGAAATCATCTGGAACGAATACCGCTGAGGAGAACTGAGATGCAGTTTCTACGACGTACCCGCCACCTCGGAATGAGCGATGAAGCCCGTGCCGCCCGCATGACGTCTCTTGGCGGTTCGGACGCGCGGATCATCATGTCCGGCAACCAGCAAGCGATCGAGCAGCTCTGGCGCGAGAAGCGCGGCGAGCAGGAGCAGGAGGATATGTCCGAGATCCTGCTGGTCCAGCTCGGCAACGTGACCGAACACCTGAACGCTGACTGGTTCGAGTTCCAGACCGGCATGGTCGTGACCAACGAGCAGGACAAGGTCTTCTACAAGGATTGGGACAAGGCTCACGCCACCCTCGATGGACTCGTGCGTCAGACGCTCGAAGGCCCCGTCAAGGCGATGGTCGAGTTCAAGTTCATGTTCCCGTTCGGCTTCGACAAGCAAGCCGCCTTCGACAAGTACTACCCGCAGTGCCAGCACAACATGATGGTGATGGATCTGCCGGTCTCGTACCTGTCGATCATCACGGGCGCTGGCCAGTGGGTGTCGATGGAGGTCACGGCCGACATCTTCTACCAGGCCAAGATGCTCCAGGCCGAGCAGGACTTCTGGGACTGCGTCCAGACGGGCCGCACGCCCGGAAATCCTGTGGCGGAGGTCCCGCTGCTGGAGAAGATCCGCGTCGCCGACATGAGCCAGGACAACGCCTGGTGCGACCTCGCCCAGAAGATGGTCGAGACCAAGACCGTCGCTGAAGAGCACGAGAAGGCGAAGAAGGCGATCAAGGCGCTGATGCCTGGCGACGCCAAGATCGCCTCCGGCAAGGGCGTGACGATCTCCTACTCGAAGGATGGGAAGAAGCTCATCAACATCGACAAGGAGGCCGTCAAGCAGGCCGACAAGGACTCCGGCCGCCCGTTGCCAGAGCCCAAACCCAAAGCGACACGCTCCCGGAAGGCGGCGAACAGCAACGAGAAACCCGCAGAACCCGCGGCAGACGCCGCTTAATCACAGGAGAGAACCATGGCACGAAGCAATCCCAGGCTCGACAAGATCTACGACGTTTTCGAGAAGCACAAGGTCGACATCGACCGCGACGCGATCTGGGAAGTCCAGGGTACGCCTGTCGTCAAGCACAAGGACGTCGAGCGTCTCGGTGCCGCGATCGGCATCAAGTGGACGAAGCCCGAGATCCTGCGCGCCGAGCGTGACGAGGCGGTCATCCTCGTCATGGGTGAAGCCAACGGCAAGACCGAATGGTCGATCGGCGAGGCGTTGATCTCGCTCGAAGGCAAGCCCGGCGGCAACTACAAGGTCAAGGGCAAGATGGCGGCGTATCCGTACGCCATGGCGGAGAAGCGGGCGAAGGATCGCGTGATCCTGAAGATCGCCGATCTGCATGGTGACGCCTACTCGTCCGAGGAAGCCGACGATTTCAAGGAAGAGTCGGGTAACAGCCGCAACGACGACCGCCGCGATGACCGTCGCGACAACCGTCAGGATAGCCGTCCGGCGAACGACGACAAGGCTCCGGCTCGCGAGGCCACCGTTTCCAAGGAGGAAGGTCAGAAGATCGTGACCTTCTGGTCGGACAAGATCGCGAAGATCACCCGCACCAAGGAAGCGATGGAAATCGCGTCGAGCCAGGACTTCATCAAGGACATGAAAGTCCTGTCCTCGAACGGCGAGGCCTATGTGATGGGCAAGCTCAGCGACAAGTCGCAGGAGCTGAAGAAGGCGGCCCATGCCGGATAGGGCTGCGGCCTACATGGAGCTGGCTACCTTTGCGATTTCGATCGCCGAGGGGCCAGCCTCCTCCCTGCGGCAGTGGTGGGCGGACGAACGCGCCCACCGCGAGGACTACGGCCTCAGCCAGGATCAGATCGACACGCTCGTCGAGGCCTGCCGGGTGAAGGTCAAGTCCTGGGGCAGCGAGGAGAGACCGAGATCAGAACCCAAACCGAGATCAACCAACCAGCGTGCCCGTCAGGGATCGCTGATCTGAGGCGTCATGAAGAGAACTGATACATGAGCGCGAGCAACAAATCGAAGAACAAGTGGATCATGCTCCGCAAGGTCGAAGGTCGCATGGTCCCGCATGCTCGATACGATGCGGAGATGCTTGAAGCGATCCCGGAGAACGTTCCTGTGCGGGCTCAGTTCGCACAGCCTCGTAGCGGCCCCAGGCACCGCCTCTATCGGGTGCTGATCCGCATCGTCGCCAACAACACCGATCTGTTCGCGCACGAAGATGCACTGCACGACACGCTGCTGCTCGCCAATGGCGTGGTGCGCCCGGTCATGACCACCGCTGGCGAGATCATCATGATGCCCTCCTCCACCGCGTACGACGCGATGGGCGAGGACGAGTTCAAAGCCTACTTCGACGCCGCGCTCGAAACGATCCAGACGCACATCATCCCGGGTATCGATCTGGATGCGCTGCTGAAGGAAGCCCGGCAACAATCGAATTACAAGGACGCCGCCAACGACAACGACGAGCGGCCGAAAGAAGAGGTGGCGTGATGGAACTGTTGAAGAAGCTTTCGAACCTGATCAGCGGCCTCGGCAAGAACGAGAAACCGCAAATGCCGGAGTGGTTCGGCTCCTACCTCGACGAGGACGGGATGGTCGCCGACGTGGTCAGGCGCGTGAGCGATGACCAGATCGCGCTGAACCGCTGGCTCGATCCGTGGAGCTGGAAGTTCCCGTACACCCTGAAGCCTGGCGTGCTCAACCCGCCGGAGCATGCCGGCTGCCTGATCCACGCGGGCCGCGGCATCCGCAACTTCTACGGTCTCTGGCACGCGGACAATCCGCACACCGGGGTCGGCGAGTACGAGGTCACGGACGGCATCGTCACCGATCCGCGCCACCCGGACAACTTCTCCCAGCGCGTCGTCGAGCGGGCTAAGGCTGAGCTGGCTCGGCTCTTCCCGGAGTTCATCGTGGCATGAACGCTGACGTCCTCGCGAAGCAGTGCGTAGAGAACATCAACTTCTACACGCTCAACAAGATGCCAGCTGACGAAGCCGGCATCCTGCTCACCACGCCCAAGGGCTGGAAGGCTCCTCCGCGGTTTCCGCGGGGAAGGCTCAACATCGTCAAGGAAGACGGCACCAGGGTCTGGCACTTCAACGCAATGCGGCTGCTGGCCTACCTGGTCGGCAACAAACTCACCACCCTCAAGATCGAGATGAAGGCACCACCGAAAATGATTGGGAAAAACTGACAATGAACCCGAAGCTGCTACCCGCCGCAGATGACCTCGGCGGCAACATTTCCAGAATCGTCGAGGAGTCCGGTGAGGTTCTCCAGGCGATCGGCAAGATCGAGAGATTTGGTCTCGACAGCTACCACCCTCGCAAGGGCGGGCTGAACAACGCCGCGCACATGCTGAGCGAGCTGGCCGACCTACGCCACGCCATCTCTGTCACCGAATCGCTGCTGACCGATCACGCGAAGGCCGTGGTGCTGAGCGACGGCGTCTACCGCCACGACTTCGTCTGGACCGACACGCTGATCACCGCCAAGGAGCTGCGCGAGCTGGTCGGCGACGAGGACTACGACAACGACGACGACTTCAACGACGCCCACACCTGCATCCCGGTCTGCGCCGGCCAGTGGCACCGCGAGGGGCTGGAGTGGCGCTTTTACGTCGACCCAGAGCTGGACTGATGCGCACCCCTCGTTTGTCGAGAGCCCAGCTCCGCCTGATGGACGCATGGGTTCCGACCCAGAAGCATTGGATGGAGAAGGCCGGCTGGTTCATCGGCGTCACCGCGACTACCAAGCGCGAGCAGCGCAGCCTCGACGCACTGAACCGCAAGGGTTTCATCAGCTGGGACGGCGAGTTCACCAAGGAAGGCCTGGCAGCCTACGAGAGGAAAATTTCTCGTCTTCGTGCTTGACTGTTTGCTTGAATGCAAATACCAAAAGCAAATGGATGCCACCCTCCCTCTCGCACCTCCGACCGGGTTCAGAAAAGCGATCCCGGTCTTGGTGAAGCTCAAGGTGGTTATCCGGCAGGACAGCAAATGCGCGACCTGCGGTGAACGCCTGGGCAAGCTCGAAGACGCCGAGTTCGATCATATCCCCGCAGTGCAGCTGCGCTGCTGGGATCCAGAGGCGAAGGACACTGTGCCGCCGTCCAACGACGAGGAGCACATCTTCGCCAAGCACGTCGACTGCCACGCAGCCAAGACCTTCGGGTCGAAGGCATCGAAGCGAGGTGCCGACGTGACGGAGATCGCGCGGACAAAGCGCATAGCCAAGGACACCGAAGAGTTCAGACGCCGCATGCTGGCGAAGGGCGACCCCGATGCGGTGGTCGAACCTCCCAGCATGCGGCCCAAGCGGGCGTGGCCGAAGAGGTCATTCTCGAAGAGGGAAAAACATGAAGGCACACGTTCGAGAGATCAAGAAGGAGGCGCAGCAGCTGAAGGATGATGGCGAGATAGACGAGTTCTACCTCGACCAAAACAGAAGACACTACGTGGTCCACTTCCGAGTCCGGACATCGTGGGCCCAGGTGCCTTTCGCATCATCACCGCGCACCCCGTACGTTTCCAACTTCACCAGACAGCAGATCAGACGCCGCAT